CTGTACACCTACGATTTCGTTGGTGATAAGCTCTGGGAAGGTACGACGGATCATCGGAATGAGGATCTTTGGTAGACGAGCGTCACCAGTAGCATAGAAGTCACTGGATGGCTTGCCGCCGAAGCCCATTGATGCAGCGCTACCGAAAACGCCACCAGCGCCAGCAGTGTTGCTAGCTTCGTTTATGCACCATTGCTCTTGATTCTCAAGAAGAATAGCAGTATTTAAACGAGTGTGGTCGTCTTTGATTGCTGGGGTTGCGTCATCAGCATGATCGAGCAATGGAGCCCACTTTTTGAGAAGGCCTGCTGCACGATCTTGATTGATGTAAGATTGTGAAGGTTTAATCTGTTTCATATAACTAAATGTTTGTTTTTAACTAACTTACCTCAAGTACTTGACAGTACTTCAACGATTGAATAATACTTATTAAAAAAGCCCTCATTTCTGAGGGCTTTTGTAAACAAATTTAAATTATCTCTTAGTAAAGCTTTTTAGTAAATTCACTTACGTATGCTTTAGCAACGAAATCTGCACCATCTGTGTCGGCAGTAGAATAAGATTTAGATTCATTAATAACCTTTTCATTTTTATTAACTACTACATCTACACCCTTGCTTTTTGGAGTGGTGGATTCTTTTAGAGTTTCTACTTCTTCGGATTCTTTCTTGTCATACATTTCTGCAACGTAATTAAAGTTTTCTTTGATAGAAGTTAAAGACTTTTCAGATAATACGCGAAGCATATAATCCTTTTTCGAAGACGGGAAGTTTTCTAGTTTTTTCTCTAAATAGAGTTGTTTTTCAACATTTGCAGCCTTTTCAGATACAAGCTTAAGTTGTTTTTCAATTTCAGTTGCTCTAGTATTGGCTTCATCAATTTGCTTTTTACCGTCTAATAAAGCTTCTTTAATATTTTCATTTACGAATTCGTCGCTTAATCCAACAAGACGCTTTACTTCGTTTATAATCTTACGGGAACGAGCATTTTCAGTAGCTTCACGAATTTGCTCTGCAGGTATTGCCTTATCTATATAAAGATCAATATAATTAGAAAGTTGCTCAACTAAAGTGTTTTTAAACTGCTCAGCTTCATTCTTGAGAGCGTTCTCATAGAGTTTAACTAGTTGTTGAAGTTTTGTACTATGAGTGTCATCTAAAGTACCAAGAGCGTGTTGGAATTTAGCAGCATGTACTTCGTCGATGCGCGCAACTATTTTATCGAGCTTTTCAGTATGATCGGCATCAATAGCTTCTAATACCTTTTCAAGCTTACTTGCATATTCTTCATCTTGCTTTACTAAAGCTGCTTCTACAGCTAGCTGTACTTTTTCTTCTGCTTTCTTTTCTACTGCTTCTGCAATAGCTTTAAGGCTTTCCTCGGATAAAAGATCCTTAGTAGCTTCTTTTAAAAGATTGGTGATGTCGTTCATATGATATAAAAATTATTTATGGAAACCGGGGTTAGTTTACAATAGATTTATTTACTATTTGTAAGGTTAGAGTTAGCAGCTTGAATACGAAGTTTTAACTTTTCGTTGACAACTGCGGTTAAATGTCTGTTAGCGTCTTTAAAATTGTTGCTCGAAACAGACTGTATAAATTTAACTAAATTTGCTTTTTGATTCATATTATTTTAACGAGTTAATAAACTTAAGAATGTTTTCTCTTAAATAAAGATCTACATCTTTACGTGGTAGTTTAGACAGACTAGTATTAAATTTATCGTATACTTCTTCAAATCTACCATCATGACTTATAATAAAACTTTTAGATTCTAGAATACCATTCACAAACGCACCCGGGGCAGATGGATCAGCTACTGCATCGATACAGATAAGCTTCATATTTTTTACATGATTGACACCGCCTTTATCTTCAAGTTGCCCTAAAGCGCGAGAAGACATGCCCATCTTGACTCCATCTAAAATTAAAGACCTCATTATTTCTCCCATTGGGGTACGAAGTATTTTACTCTTACCCTTAACCATATTACCGTCCATTTTTAATTCAGTTATTAAATGGCACGCACGTTCACTATTAACAGTTGCGCTCTGTGGGTGTTCTAATTCTCCTAATGCGCGGTTTTTTGTTACAAACTCTTCGTTATAACGATTAACTTCTTTAGCCATTTCTTCTTTACTGTAAATACGGTTGTTGCGATTTTTTTCGTCAGCTACCATATACACCCCAGTAATATAAATATTAGAAGGCTTGTCCTTATTGCCCTCTTCAATAAGAACATCTAATCCTTCTGTAATAGGAGTTTGGGTAATAAGTTTGAGAACCATCAATATTATTTAGGCGTTTTGTTGCAATTTCTATGGGGGTTTATATATTATATAAATGACTGCAAACAACGTTACTGCAACTGTGTCTACTCGTGGTAGGACGCATAGTACGTTACCTTTAATGTTAGTATCAGTTGCTAATCAGATTATAAAGCCTGCCAGGCTTATAATATATGACGATAACGACACACTTGAAGATTTAAGAGAAAATGAAATATACAAAAATATATTCGGATTGCTTTCGGAAGTAGGTATTAGCTGGGAAGTGACTGTAGGGTGTCGCAAAGGCCAAATCTTTAACCATCAAAGAGCCTTGCAAGACGTAAAAACCGAATGGATTTGGAGATTAGACGATGATAATATAATGGATAGTAATGTGCTTTCTGGATTGTTAGAAACCGGGGAGAGTAACTTAAAAATAGGGGCCGTGGGGCCGCTGATACTTGACCCTAAGCAAGTAATGAACTCTACTACAGCTTCTAACAAAATAGAAGATATATTTCTAGGTTTCAATATACAATGGAATTATAATCATAAAGAAAAATTAATTCCAGTTGATCATTTGCAAGGTAGTACGTTTTTATTCCGCAAAGTAGCCGCGGAGCATGGGTACGAATTAAATCTGTCTCGAGTCGGGCATAGAGAGGAAACTATTTTTACTTACGAAATGAGAAGAGCAGGGTGGAATTTAGTAGTAAATACCGAAATAAAAACGTGGCATATGAGGTATGGGGGTGGCGGTATACGAAGTGAAGACAAAGCTGCTCTATTTGAGGCTGATGAAAAAATATTTAGAAGTAAACTCAAAACCTGGGGTATAAAAGAACGGCCTGTAAAAATTATACCACTCGACGGGGGTATAGGGGATCACTACGCTCTTAAAAACGCATTTAAGGAAGCTTTCAAAACCAATACTCGTTTTATAATAGGAGCATGCTACCCAGAAGTATTTTCAGATATACCAAATGTAGAATTAATATCTCTTGAGGAAAGTAAGGCTTTAGTTAACATTGACGATTATAATATATATCGGTGGATGGACAGCCATAACTGGAAGCAGTCATTAAGTTTGGCTTTCAAGAAAATGTATAATGTATGAAAAAGTTATTAATTTGTCCCTTTGCTCAAAATTTAAGAAACGGGGCAGAAAACCCAAAAAATTATCCTTATTGGACTGATTTACTCAGACTTATAAACGAAAATAAAAAAATAACTCAAATAACTCAAATAGGGGCTACGAAAGACAAACAGTTACCGTATACTCGTAATTTTATAGTAAATGAAAAGTTTTTAAAAATTAGAGATCTTATACGAGAACACGATACATGGATATCAGTAGACAGTTTTTTACAACATCTTAACCATTGTTATGATAGAAAACCTGGTATAGTATTATGGTCTCAATCCGACCCTAAAATATTCGGATACGGCGAAAATGTGAATATTTTAAAAGATAGAAAATACTTAAGAGATAAACAATTTTGGTTATGGGAGCAAAGCCAATATAATATAAAAGCATACACAGACCCCGAGGTAGTATACAGCGCGCTGCTAAAATTGTTAAATCTGTAGTAAGTAATAGTAGATATGGCAACGAATACTATAGGGCCTTCTGCATTTTATTCTACTAATTTAAATCCGCGCATAAACTCTTATGATTTACTCGCTGAGAGGATTTTTTTTCAATTAGGTGCCCCTTTAATTAATCTTGAAATAGCGTGTAATGCAGCTTACGATTCTATTGCCTATGCATGCGAGCTATATAGTAGATTTGTACCTGGTACAGAAGAACTGTTAGTATTTGATAGCCAGTTATATACGGTAGGCAAGGGTATAAAATTAGATACTTTAATTAATAATACTTTAAACCCAGAAGTTTCAGCTTTAAGTTCTTCGTTTCAATCTGGCTGGGATGCTGATCTCGAAGTTTGGAGAAAAGTGCAAGATGTTACTTCATTTTCAGTAGGTACTAATGAAGGTGTGAACACACTCTTTACTATCGAGCAATCATTAGCTCAGCAAATGCATTTTGCTTATTCTTTAGGTAGTAAAGCGTTTGACGTTATATCTTGGCATATATTAAAAGACTGGCTGAAGACTCGCGAAAAAGTATTCGCAATGCAGCCATATTTTAGATTTGACCCGCGAACACAGGTATTACGTATTACCCCAGAACCTAATCGAGTGGGTAGTAATAGATACTGGGCTATAGTAGCATGCAAAATGGAAAGACCTATAAAAGATCTTGTAAAAGAGCGCTGGGTCTTTGAATACGCTAAAGCGTTAGTTAAAATATCAGTAGCTAATACGCGTGGTAAGTTTGGCGGAACTGCTCTATTTGGTACCGGTACCATACAATATCAAGAGTTAATGACCCAGGGTACTACTGAAAAGAAAGAACTTGAAGACCAACTGATCAACGGCAAACAAGAAGATCAAGAGCCGCCAATGTTCTTTATGGGGTAATTAAGCGGTAGGTAATGCACTAGCAGGGCCACCAGCTGGCTGAGGCGCAGCTGCGGCAGGAGCACCACCAGCTTCAGGTGTACCCCCTGCTTCTGGAGCTGCACCAGTTTCAGGTGCGCCGCCAACTGCAGGGCCAGGCCCGAATGAAGGTATTCCACCAGCCCCACCCGGTCCGCCTATACCACCACCGCCACCCGGAGCTTCAGGGGCTCCTGCGCCTGCAGTAATACCTTCTCTCCAATTAGGGCCAGCATTAGTAATTTGATTGAGTTCAAATACAAACGCTGCATCTTTCTTTTGCCATTCTCTATTAGCCTTAACTTCTTCATCAGTCCAACCCATAAATTTCTTAAGGGCATAAGTTTTAGAAACTGCTTCTGTTCCAGTTAGGTCTGAGAATGATTTAAATTTAAGCTCTTCTATTTGTGCTTCTCTTGCAACGTGGAAATATGATGGAGGGTTAAGCGTGATACTAACATCAGTTTCTTTAAGTTTATATTGTTCCCATAACCCCTTAAGTTTAAGGTGAGTAATAAAAGTTTCTCTAACAGTAGAAGCAAACTGACGTTGTAGTCTAATAATTAACTTAGCAAACTTAAGTTCTTCTCTTAAAATTTCTGCTCCGTCTGCAAATTTAGTATCTGGATTTAAGCGGCTAGTTGGAACTCTTAAGGCTTTATATAGTTTATTAACAAAATAATTTAAATCATCTAACTGGCCTAAGTTAGCGCCGCCTGGTAAACTAGTTACATCGGTACCACCACCATCTGGACGTTTTGCAAACCAATAACTGTCTAACATGCTTTGTGGGTCGTATACATTAACTGAATTGCCCTGGGTTGAATCATAGGTTCTACGGGACCAATATGATTGCATTAGACGTTTAATATAGGCTTCAGCTTTTGGAGCAGGCATATTGCCTACGTCTACTTTAAACACTAAACGCTCTGGTGCTCTAACTAAACGGTAGACGACTATACTATCTTCAATTAATGAAAGTTGTTTATACGCTCTCCGCGCAATTTCTATATAAGGTAGACGAATTGTTTTATGCTCATTCCAGGTACCTGAATGAAAATAGGTAACTTGATGACGGTCTAAAGGTATAAGTTCTTGTTTAGCGGTGTAACGATTATTGGTAGATGTGTCAATAACAGGCTTACGTAGCATAAACCCTTTAATTAACATGTTCTGTACGTTATCGTAAATAGGGTTAATATGCTCAGTCGGAATTTGTACTACCCCGACTACGCCTGCTTCTTTCTTTTTTTCATTAATTACGTTTTCAAAAAAGAGTTCAGCGTCAATTAATATTGCTCTAAAATACTCAAAACCTTTATTCTCGAGATTAAACATCTCGATAATTTGATTAAAGTTTTTTTGGAGTTCTTTAACAATTATTTCATCTTTACTGTCTGCAACTTTAAGATTAGCATACTTCCCTCTTTCATCTTTAACTAACATCTCGTCGCAAATTTCGTCTAAAGCAGCACTAATTTCTGCATAAGAAGCCATAATGCGGTAATCCGCTAGTCTTTTTGGTTTGTCAGTGTCTATTAACGCGTATAGAAAATCATGATAGGATTTATTAATAACAATACCGTCTAAAGTGGGTATATTAATATTATTCTTGTCATGGGCTGTAGAAACAGCCTGGTTATACATTTTTTCTTTAGCAGAAGAACCAACTTGGTAAAATGTTTCAAACTTAGGGTTTAAACTTTTTATATCTGTAATAACCTGGGTATTACTGGTATAGGGAAGTTTACTTACAAAGCTATCAAAAGCTTTTGTGAAAAAATTGGGTTTTACTTCGTCGGCCATTTAGAATATTTACAGTTAAATGTATATTATACACTAGTTTTGTTATATCAAGTGATATTAATAGTTATCGTGCCGGAGGCTCCAGCATCAATTAAGGACTGTCTTGGTGTCATAACTATTGCGCTAAGACCCGGGTAAGTTACAGTATTCACGAGCAATGACGCAGGGTTAGTGTTGTACGCTGGATTAAACCCAACAATTATTGTGGTAGGGCCGCCTATATAGTAATAGGTAACCGTGCTTTCAAACGACCCGCCTATATTAGAGGTTATATTAGAAAACTGAAAGTTCCAATTACCGTCGTACGTACCACTTGTGTATGTTATAGCCCAGTTGCCCACTGCTGGCCAAATCATAGAGCCGGAGCCAGACGCGCTAGGGCCTGCTGGTGTTGGTGTTGGGGTTACAGAAGGCGTAGGGGTCGGGGTACCGGTTGGATTTGGTGTTGGGGTTTCTGTAGGTGCTTCTGTAGGAGTTGGCGTTGGCGTATCAGTAGGTGCAGGGGTTGGGGTAATCGTCGGGGTTGAAGTTGGAGTAGGAGAGGGGGTAGGAGAGGGGGTGGTGGACGGGGTAGGAGTTGGGGTAGAGGTGGGTGCCGGAAAAAACCATTTATTAGTTAAATACTGAGAAGAACTTAACATTTCTGAATCAGTTAATATTCTGTTATAAACTAGTACTTCATAAATATCTCCAACAAAAAAACCTTCAGCTGACTCTAAACCACCTATTCCAAAATATGCTTGAGATTTAGAGTTAGAAAATGTGCCAGCACTTAAACCGTTAGTGTAAAATGTACCCGATGTATCACTATTTGCTATAGCCCCTACCACTATAGGTGTATTTAATAACATTGCGCTAGTAGATTGGGTAGTAGTTGTTTCGCCGTATGTGCCCCATCTATCAAAATTACGTTGAAATGAATTATCAGTTATAGCTAAAATGGTAAGACCGGCATTAGCAAAATTATACCAGGTACTAAATAACCCCATCCAAGAATTAGTATAACTACCGCCAGTTCTCTTAGCGGCTATTAAAACCGATAGAGTGGTATAATTTAAATATTTGTTAGGGTTTTTAAATGTAATAACCCCAGTATTAGTACGGATTACCGGGTAGCTATACTGACCGTTAGCGACTAACTTTATATCATATCCGCCACTACAGTACCAGCCATCAGGGTCTATTTTATCTGGTATGGTAGCATTAAGCAAATTTTGCCCGTCGCTAAAACCAGAAATTAATAGTACGCTTGTGTCTAACTGATTAACTAGTCCGTCGGTAATTAAGGGCATGGCTTAAACTACTTTTATTCCCGAAACAAATGGGTATTGAGTGGCGAAATTATTATTATACGAATCATTAGAGAGTTTACTGTACCCTGCATCATTAACAACAATTATATCAAAAAAACCAGTAGTACTAGGCGCCGGGTAAAATACTGTCATTTTATTATTACTATTTATACTATAAGTAGCCGCAGGTATTACATTAATCAGAGAAGGATAACTAGCTGATAAATTAGAAGAGGAAATAAAAGGAGTAGCAGTAATAGTGCCTGTAAACATATTATTATTACCGCTTAAATAAACCGCATTAGTGTAATCATACTGATTACCATATATTTCTACCGAACCAGATAAAGAAACCGGGGTGAGCCAGCGACTAGAATAGGCTATTTCTGGTACTGCAGAAATAATAAACGTTTCGGTAAGAGTGGGGTTAATTAATTCATCAATATTTTGTAGGGTAGGGGTACCAGATACCGGATAAAAATTATTATCTATTCTAAATATTCTACCTACTGGATTAGCATCATATTTAAACAGCCACCCTTTTATAGTAAAAGATGTATCACAAGCAACTCGAGTTGGCTGGTTTGATTGTTGTTCTACTGGGTAGGTTAAATTTAAAGAACCACTCCAAAGCACTTCAGATCTAATTTCTACATTAGACATACCCTCTCGAGTCCACGAAATAACAAAATAAGGGTCACTGTATGGTACAAAGTTACTTAAAATTTGATCCATGTCAGTTTGAAACCGGGTTAAAATACTGACGTTTATGTCGATGTTTACCGGTACTGGCTGCTGATTATGATTATTTTTAGAACTATCATACCCTAAAGCATATTGGCCTTCGAGTTTATTAAAAACTCTATTTTGATCTCTACTGATACTACTAATAGAAAAAGCTACCGCGGGAAGCGTAATATGCTGAGCCTTATTAATTAAATCATGTAGTACTCTTTGTTTAGGGGCGTACACATATCTTACCGCAATATTATTACCAGCGTTTCTTTGGTTATCATATCTCTTTACAATAGCCCCATCAAACGCTTGCAAGAATTGCGTTAATAAATCCTTTACTTCCCAGTGGAATGTGTATTTCTGCACACTATTACTTACATAATACGATCTAAAAAGTGTTTAGGCAGAATTTTACGATTATCTAAAATAACTTTAGTTGAAATACCATCTAAAATATATGTAATGCTTTCATCGTCAGCACTTCGAGTACAGCGACCACAAGCCTGGATTAATGAAATGAACATTTTCATTCTATACCAATCTGGATCTACCTCAAAAAGTTTTTTTATACGTTTACCAGCTAATGACGGATATGGCATTTTTATAATAACTTGCCATTTGCCAAGGTCTCCTTTAAGATCCAAGCCCATAGTTAAAGAAGGGCTTACCAACACAGTATCATCTTTACGTATAGTATGCTCTTTAATAATTGTCTCGTTAGTTGTGCCTTCTTCTCTATATAGGTATCGCTTACCTTTAAGCTTTTTCTGTACTGCTTGGGTAATAGCAAAAGAATGGGTATGTATGATACCTTTTTCCCCTTTGTGTCCTTCAGCAATGGTGTTAGTTAACTCTACAACTTTAGGTAAAAAGGTATCTAAAGTTTTATAGTTTAGAGGGAATTTGCTATGGCAGTAAATAGGGCTTTTTTTAGGGTCAAAAGTTGAATCAAATTCAATATATTCAAAATCCTTTATACCTAAAGTCTTGGCAAAGATATCTTTATCAACTATAGTTGCACTCATTAATACTACTACATCTGCGTAATCAAACAGACAATGAGAAAGAGTGTCAACCTTTAAAGGGGTAAAAATAGCCTTCTCTGCATCTTTTTCTATAATGTACTGAGTTTTATCCCAATGATCTATAATATTAATAATAGACTCATATAAGTCTTTTCTGAATTGCTGCTTAATAAGCTCTATTTTATTATTTTCATATCTAGCCCGTCCCTTATGGGTTTCTATAGTGGTTTGTACTTTATGCGCCAAATCTGTTAGCCACCCCAAGGCCTTGGTAGGGGTTTCACTGGTAAGCTTTTCAAAGTCAATACCGTTAACTGTTAATCTTCGATAATCAATGACAGCAGAATAATATTTTACAATTTCATCCTCTAGCTCTGAACATTCATCAGCTACAATAATCTGCCTTTTTCGAAGATGTTTAGGAAGATTAAAAAAGGAAGCATAGTTAAGTACAGTGAAGTTCTCTATCAAAGCATTATTACGAGCTTCATAATACGGGCAGCAATGATCATCCCAACATTGTCTTTTTTGTTTAGGTGAAATAACACAAGGAGCATGTTCAGTGGTGAAACTCTCATCTATTTCACACTGATAGTTGCTTTTGCCTTTAAATATAGAAGACTCATTAAATAAGTCCTTATATTGGTTTTGTAGAGCTTTTGTGGTAGTAAGTGCAAAAAGACCGTGAGGGGACATTTTATCCATGGTGCCGATGTAGTCTTCATCAAAAGCGTAATAGTTAAAAACTAAATTTTTATATTCGGTATTACACTCTCTAGTTATATTCGAAAGTGTCTTACTGATAAACGACTTACCTGAACCGGTTGGGGCTTGTACTATAATAAATTTAGCCCCTTTATTGATTGCTTGTTCAATATCAGTTAAGCCTTTAATCTGATGCGGGCGCGGGGTAAACCCGGTCGGAAAGTATTCTAGCAAAGGCTTAATGAGTTTCATTAGCCTAAAATTATACAGTACTCTGCTGCTATTTCAATACGCTTATTGTCATTAACGCGTTATAAAATTTACACTTTTTAATTTGAGTTGCTGATCTAAGGTTTATTAGTAGTTCAAAATCTTGTTCAGCTAAAGAATTAAATGTATAATCTAGAGTTATTTCGTTACTCGTATTTGCAATAGCATAAGGAAACGGAATTTCAAATGTTTCTTTCTTTTTAGTGGTTAAAACAATAAAAGAAAGGTAGCAACCTGAAAGTTTGTAGTTAATTAACTTACCTTTTTTATAAGTTTTATTTTTTAAAGTAAAAACTACATCTTTCAAAAAATACGGTTTAATGTAAGAGTCTAAATTTTCGAGCATATTATTTGTCCATAAATTGCTGCTTATCATTTACGGACATCTTACTTAATACTTCACTGAAGTATTTCCAGAATTCTTCTGGCGGGGTCGTGGGTATTACGCTCACCACTTCTACAGATTCGGATGGAACTAACCTATAGTCCTGCATAAAGATATCCCAGGTAAGAATAAGCCCTTTCTGTTGAGGGTTAAATTTGAGTCTGCCGGTGGCTGGTTTAAAATTTAACGCAACTCTACCCTCGTTACTGTTTAAGAGTACGGTATCATTAGTAGCTAACATTCTTCTAGTCGGGGGCGACCCTGCAATAGGACGACGCCGTAGAAATCTAAGTTCTACGGCGTTCTTATTAAGTAAAGCTGTTAAAGCTGTTTGGGATACTCTCATTTATTTTCTTCAGGCTCAGCAACACCAAAGATTCTATCTTCGTTTAAGAAGACGATATGTCTAAGATTATTTATATTACTTGCCTTGAGTCCGAAAGTGCTTGGAAAAATTACATGTTGACCAGGTTTAACTTTAGCTCTGGGGCCTGCCAATAATACCTTCGCGACACGCCATGCTTGTTGAGTCACATTAATAGGTACAAAAATCCCGCCTCTCATAATTTGAGTACCATCTTCATTAGTATCAACAAACTGACACATTAAAATATCATCCAATACAGCTGTAAGTCTCCAATTAGTAAGATTAAGATCACTGCCTGTATAATCTTCTAGACGTACCATACCCTTGACTAGATTAGTACCGACATCTTCATAAGCCTGAAACGCTTTTTCGCGATCGGCTTTACTCATATTTTTAGTTGCTTTTTCTAAGGCGATTTCACTTTTTTTCATTTGGTAATTGTAGATTAAATTGTTCTATATATTGATTTAGCTCTCTACTTGAAATTTCAAGCTTATCAGCAATCTTAAGCAGAGTTTGTTTTTGGTCTTTACTAGTTACTGTATCTTTCTTCTTCTTTATATAACTGATACGTTTAAATCTAGTCTTAGGTATAACACTATTTAAATATATAAACCACTCTGTATTATTTTGTAGAGCCGGCCAATGCAAATTGCTAGTTTGATTGAGTAAACTAGCAATTTCTACGGAATACATGCTACACCAGCGGTGTAGCAAATAAGGCTGAAACTCAGAATCTTCATTTAAATTTTCATTAATTGAAGATTTAGTTTTAAATAGAATTTTATTTAAATGCTCAAACATTACACGATAACCTTGGTGGTAGCGATAAAAATATTATCAACCATACTATAGAACTGATGAATGACGTCGTTTTGAAATCTTACGGTTTGTTCTGGGGTAAGATTAGTACTATACGCAAAAGCAGGTGCTTTTTTACCTGCAGTTACATTAACCCCTGTATGCCCAATAGCTACGTTTTCTTTAGAGTAGGTAATACTCACTGAAGCTTTACCTTTAGTCTGGAGAATACCGCCCTGATTATGCTCTGCGTGGACCATGATGTCATCTCCTTTCATTTCAATAGGCTTATTAATCTGCTTAAACAAAATATTAGCAATGGAAGTATTAAATAGGCGTTGAAAGCAGACTGCGCCGAACGGATCTAAATTAGGAATTTCCCAACAAAAATTAACCATAGATTCGCTATAGATAAAATCTTGCTCTAAAGAGTCTTCAAGATCAATAAGATTGAGAGTAACCTCAACCGGGGCTACAAATGAAACAATATTGCCTATAGGCAAAGTTTTATCTCGAAAGTATTTATAAGCAAACCGCTTATGGATAAAAGACCCGTCGTATATTTTTTGATCGTTAATAATCATAACTAATAATAATATAATTTTTAATATTTTCCATCTGATACTTTTTGTTTAAACCAGGCTTGACCGCTTAACCATTCATCAGTAAAACTACGCAAACCGTGAGAATTATGAACTACATCTATATCGGTAGTACCTAATTTAAGTTTTTTAGCATTACAGGTTAAACTAAAATCTATATCATAAAAATGAAATTTGGCGGGGTTATTTTCATCAAATTTTATACCTGCGTCAAATATTTTTTTATTTTTAAATGCAAGAAAGAGACCGTCTAGAATTAAGACTCGTCCGTGAGAACCAAAATTAGTCACAAATGTCCCTTTACCGCCGTCGTTTACGTGACTAACTTTACCACGATGGGTTTCTTTAGGGCACATAATATGCCAAAGGCAGGGTTCAGTTATCTTGGCGTTGCTTGCTCCGGCTAAACCTACAACATCATATTTTTCTAGAGCGCTATTTAATTTTTCAACCCATTTAGGGTCTCTAATATACACATCATCATGCGCGAGTATAGTGATACTGTCATTATTATTAATGTAGGAATTATATACTGCTGGCAAAGACCGGGTATTGTTATATACCCCTCGATGTTCTACTTCAGCAAAACGCGTACTGTTAGTAATACAATATTTACCGTATTTTTTTTCTAGCTCTTCTCTATTTTGAGACTGAGAAGCGTATACTATAGTAATGCTCATTAGTCTGCTATAATATCTTGCAAAGGCAAATTAGGGAATGCTTCAGTAAGCAAAGTAGCTTCTTTATCTTCTATAGGATTATCTTTAAATAGAAAGATGTTGTGAAGCTGAGGCTTATCAAATTTACTGTTTAAATTTGAGGCTAGTTCAATCATTTTTGCTCTGTGTGCCTCTGTATGATCCGAACATACATCGGTACAGGCCGCGAACAGCAAAGCTTCAATTATAAGTTGACTCTCTTCAATAGAAAAATTGATATTCTTCATATCTAAAGAGATTGTAGAGTATTATATTATAATATCTACTTTAATTTTGAAGAGGGAGTCAATTTATCTATTTTTTCTACAATAGTCTGTAAAGCTTTTTCAGTATCACTAGACTTAGTAGAGTTATAATGAAGATAAATTGAAGTAAAACTAGATATTAGTGCTACCGCTATAGCGGTTTTAAATTGCCAAGCTAAGCTGTTTCTTTCCTTTTCTTTAGAACGAAAAGAGTCTACGCTTGTTTGCAAATTAATTATTTGTTCTTTTAGGTCTATTTCAATCCGGTTAATATCTCCTTGCAGCATAGTTACTTGCTGCATTAAACTTGGCTGGCCGTTACCGTCTCTTACAAGTTTGCTTATAGTGCGTAATTCTTCTTTTACGTTTACTATGTCTCTGTTGATATAATCTATAGCATCATTAGCCATTTCTTTATACTTAGAGTATAAAATAGGGAGATTTACTTCTAAATTTAGATTCTGCCATAATACTATTAGTATTAACAATTTTATATATTACGTTTTCGTCTAGCATAGTACTACCTTCGAACATGGTAGAACAAAAGTCTCCAGTGTTGACATTTGCATATAATGTACAGGAATTACGCGCTATGTAAAGCTGGTTAGTACGAACATTGTATGCCCAAATTGCTAATGTGCCTTCTAGTTTTGTTAGTCCTTCTATTAATCCAAACTCATTAATAACTCGCGGTATTATACAACTATCCGTTTGCGTCGATGGGTCTACGTCTGAAAAATATTTTTCACAAAGATCAGCAAAATTACTAACAATGCCGTTATGAGCAACAATCCAGTCCCCATAAAAAAAAGGATGATTATTATCTTTTACAAAATCTTTTGTTTCGGTTGTAGGCCCTCGAGAATGGTACAAATAATATATACCATCTGCATGTATACCTGGTATAGAAGCTGGCTTCGAAGGTCTATTAAACTGACCTAAAGCTTTTTCGCACAACCATAGCCCTAGATCATCGAGCACTATAGAACCCGAACTATAAAAACCTCTATCAAGATTACTCTTGTAGAGAGTAAAAGCTTGCAAACTATTATTTGATCCAGCTATACCGCACATATTATAAATAGGTTAATTCTCTGCAGTTGTACTTAGACCATGGTATATCTTTTTTATAAGCAATGGGGTCAATAGCCTCATTATCAATAAAACCTTTAATTCGGGCAGCGCATGATACACATTCTCCACAAGCAGGGTCAGTCCCTTCATAACAAGTATGGGTTTGACGGAAGTCTACCTGCAAATTAATACCAGTTCTAATTACTTCTTCTTTAGAGAAGGACATGAACGGCGCCTTAACTTGAATATTATTTTTACGGTTCAGGTTATAAACATCGTTAACTTTATTCAAGAAAAGAGAAGTACAATCCCAATAGCCACTAAAATCATCGGTTTGTACTGCTCCATAATACAGGTGTTCTGCTCCAATACTCTCAGCCCATCCAGCTGCAGTAGTTAAAAGTAAGAGATTACGAAATGGTACATAACTTAAAGGCTGAGCATTACCGATATCTTCTCTAGCCTTAGGAATTTTAAGATCAGTATTAGTTAATGCAGACATCTTTGAGATATCTCTAAAGAAATCCATATTGACAATCTTATGTTCCTTTACGCAACAATCTTTAGCCTGGAACCTAGCGCATTCAATTTCTCTAGCAATCCGTTGACCGTAATTAAAGGTAATAGCGTATACCTCCTTATAGTCAAGTACATGCGCAACATGATGTAGCAATACAGAACTATCCATCCCACCGGAAAGAATTACTAATGCTTTTGACATATGGTTATAATAAAATATTACCTTAGAAATTCAAATGTTTTTGATAAATATTGTTAATTATGTCTAAGTTTGCAAATACATTTCTAAAGAGTTTAAACGAAGAAGCTGAAGCCCTCCACGGAAAGCAAAAAAATATCGATATAGCGGCGCCACATGGTAAGATTACCGGGGCTGATTTTGCTGCTTTACGTGCAAAGAAAGGATTAAAGAAAGAAGAAAAAGAGGGAGACGCATTTGGTAAGGCTGTGCAAAATGCAAAAGCCGCTGGAAAGAAACCGGGGGATAAATTTAAAGTTGGAGATAAAGAATACACTTTACAAGAAAGACATATGACACCTTCTGAAAAGAAGAAGGCTAAAAAATTACATAAAAAATTACCTGCAAATGCCTTCACAAAACAATATGGTAAGAAAGAAGGGAAAAAGATTAAATACGCTACCGCTACAAAAATGGCTATGAAGGAAGCTGTAGGTTATGAAGCTGCTCCAGCTGGTGGTGAAGAAATGTCAGACGAAGAAGCTTATAAAAGATCTCTAGATAGGGGTACAGATCCCGCCGAATTTGATGTTGAGCCTAATCCACAACTTAAAGTTGATTCATCAGGGGTAGAAGCAGCCCGCGGCTGGATATCTAAATTAGAGGAAATGGCTGAATTCGTGAATGGTACCGGGCCTGAAAGTTTAAACTCTCAGATCAATCAACTTGAAATTAAAAATTCAGTACCATTCCGTGGTGTGGTTCGCCGCGAAGAAAAACGTATCACTAAGTTAGCTGAAAATCTTCGTGGTTTAGCTGAAGTATTTAAATCAGTAGTTATTACCTCTGAAAAGAAAGTTAAAGACGCTACTAGTCCGCGTTAACATTTAATTCATTTATAGCTTTAAAGGTCTCGGGAAATACTTCTTCGAGACCTTTTTTTATGTCTAGCGCTATCATTCTATGCTCTTTTTGGGTAGATTCAGCGCAGCGAAGATCTAGATAGTGTACCCAACTACGTAAAGTACCAGACATATAAATAGTGGTTTGCGTGGAAAGCGGTAAAATCATACGAGCTGATTCTTTAGCTATACCTTCTCCAATCAATTGGTCATATAGTGCTTTTGTGTTACGTTGACACTCATCTACTGCGTATTGTAGATGTCGAGGCAGCGGTGTAGGTTCGTCTCCTACCTGTCTATTGGTTTTACCCTGTTTACGCCACTCAATAGGTTCAAGATCGGTTGCCTGAGCATAACGCTGACTAAATTCCTGAAACGTAAACGAGCGGTGTCTTAATATCTGAGCAGCAATACCTCTAGAGGTTTTAATTTCATATGTAATTGAAACATGTTCGAACGGGCTCCAGTGTTTATGCTTAATCAAATAACGAATAAGCTTATGACCTGTTTCAGTGTTTAATTGGTTAGCCGGGTTGCTGACTCGGGCAATATACACAATAAACTCTTCAGGGGTCAGAGTAGCATCTAAAGTATTTAAGGGCTTGGTTATAGCAATTAATTTTGTTTGCATTTAATTTGTGAAAATTGAAGTTGGCCTTTTATTCCTTCTCGGGTATGTTTAATAACAAAGTCCCATTTTAACTCATCTTGGTTAATATGCACGCATAAATCGTTGATATCTTTAAATTTTTCTAAACCTGCAGGCCATAAGAATACTTTTTCACCCTTCTCTAAAAGCTCTTTAGTAACTTTGTACGAGGTTTTATCCACCCACTGATTATCTAATACATACACTAAAGTATGCATAGGGAATAACGAGTTTAAGCGATCTAATTGTGTGTCGGTAGGGTTAATACCCGCTAACGCAACACTATTACGTAAAAACATAGCATCTATAGGTCCCTCCTGCAAAAAAATATATTCTATATCGGGTGTTATTCTATCTATATTAAATATGCCTTTATCTGAATTACTCTTAGAAAGATATTTTGCTATATCTTCGTCTTTTTTATAGATAGCTCTTGTCTGATAAAACTCTATTTTAGCGCCTCCATTAGGACTGTAAAACGGAAAAATAACGCGGTTTTTATGTGTAAAGTCAGATAGACTTAACCATAAAGCTTTAGGTCTATTTATTGCGGTGTCTAACCGTCTACTCTTTATAAAAGTTAATGCATCTTTTATGACTGCATTAGCTTGATAAAAAGAGGTCTGACTTACATCGTAAAGATTTATACTATCATCAGGTAAACTCTTAGGGTTATATTTTTTAAATACTTGTGAACGTTTTATAATGTCCTCAACTGAGTCAGTATGAAGTTCAGACTCGGTTAAAACGTCTTTTATGGTCATTCCTGTTTGTTCCTGTACAAACTGTAAGCCGTTTAAACTAATATTACAATTATGACAATAAAGATGATCTTCTTCAGGGATATAAAAGAATCGTCTTTTCTTACCGGTACTCTTGCCTTCATGGCAATACGGACATTCTCCATTATAGGTACTAGTATTCTTTTTATATACTGGGCGTTTGCAGTATTGAAAGAAAGTATTGATAATTAAATTTTGAGAAATATGCACTGGTAAGTAACTATATAATATGGCCTATCCTAAAAATAACAAGTATTTCCAAGGAATATATACCCCTATTAATAAAGAAAAATATAAAGGAAATACCAATCCTTCGTATAGGTCATCTTTAGAAAAGAATTTCTTTTTATATTTTGATAAAAATCCTAATGTAGTAGCCTGGGCTAGTGAATCTATTGTAGTACCTTATTATAACGATATTGATAAAAAAATACATCAATATTACATCGATTTAATTGCGGCTATAAAAGATCCGAACGGAAATGTAGAAAAGTATTTAATAGAATTAAAACCTTTTTCCCAGACACAGCCGCCAAAACAATCTAATAAGAAAAAAAGCAGTACTGTACTGTATGAAAATCTAATGTACCATCAGAATCAGTGCAAATGGAAAGCCGCGTCTGAATACGCGGCTAAAAAAGGAATGAAGTTTATTATTTTGACTGAAAAATTTCTTACAGCTCGTTAGGATCAAACGGCTCATCTCTCATGCTATAACGGCGGCTGACCGCACTACTCTCATCCTCATCCCCTGCAGAATAATCTGGTTCGTTTTTAGTAGCAGACTTGCGACCTGGCTTCGCCTTAAGCCCACGGGCTCTATAAAGAGCTTGACGCATACGGTCGTATTTTGCGGCTAGTTCATCTTTCTTAATGTCAGTTATCGATGGTTCTTCTAATTCTGTATCTGTTGTGGTGGTTTCTTGGTCTACTATTGCTTTTACCACTGCTGGATCTAGATTAAGAGGTGTTTCTTCTGTACTATCTATAGCAATTGCATCGATAACCTCGTCGACCGAAGCATTTGGATTGTGAGAAAGATAATCTGCTACAGCAAGGCGGGTACGCTCAGTAGCGGGATCCTTACTTAAAATTTCAAGTTCTGGGGCATCCTCTGCAGGCTCCTTCACTGAAGGTCCATCTACAACAGGTTCACTTGGCAAATTGCCAAGTTTTTTTGCGCGCTGCATCTTAAAGAATTTATACGTGGGCACGCCAGGATTTTGCGCTTTCCATTTCTGAAATTCCGGATTAATCGGGCGTGCTTCAGGTACGAGGCTTTCGTTAATTTTGTTAGCTAGATTATCAAAGCTCATAAAGGTATTGTTAATACTTACTACCTTCTAGGCAAGTTTTTATTGGATATACCTAACTGTTCTGAGAGGAAAGCTTGCTCCTTAATATCTTTATTAATAAGATTATCCTCTTCCCCGTAAAACTCACATTTGTCCGTAATATACATCTTTAACATTGCAATTCTTTCAAGCGGCTTACCGTAAATCGGTATAATAGGGGGGCAATCTCCATTATCAAAAAAACGGGAATTACCCTGTTCCCAAACTTTATACAGCATACTAAACAAGTTATCAATTTCTTTTCTATACTCTGGATCGATGTCTCTTTGTTCTTTCTTTGTAAGGGTAACATCGTTTTCAGCCACTAAAGGTAAATAAAACAAAACCGAATAAAATTTTAACGCATGGCGTACGGTGGTAACTGTTTTATCTATAAAAGCTTCGTCAATATCTGTTACCTGTTTATCGTAAAGCCAAAGAGAATATACTAGATTATCTAACGGGGTACGGTCGAAAATTAATTTTTTCTTACCATAATTTTCCATAGCCTCGTCGCAAAGAAAATCGAGTATAGCTTGTTGAGATTCTTTTGTGCCATTTTTATTTATAGGTAGATTTTTTTCTTTAATTAAATCTCGATAAGTCTTTTCAGGCCGCGAAAGCTGTGGCCACTGGAGCATCATATCCTCTATAAGAGTACTTTTGCCAACACACTG